TGTTTGAACCGTGGCGGACCACTTCTTTCAGCCCGTGAGGGCAGGGCCAAGCCATCAGGCGGTGAACAAAGGGAACGAGAAAAGAGATGAGCGAAGGCTGGAGATACATACGGTCCGAGACTAAATCCGACGGGCAGCCACGCCCTCCCAACATTCGATGTGGTGTTGGAACTTTCGGATCCGTACAACTCCTTTACACTCATTCTTGCATTTTCCTTGTGACGTCCTCGGAACGACAGCAGAAATTGGGTTGCGGCTTCGGTCGACATACTCAACGTATGATGCCGGTGAACGCCCGAAGGCCGATCACCACCACACTCCTTTCTTCCCGCTCTCACTTCTCACGTCGTGGTCCCCGAAGGGACGAGACTCCAGCCCGAAATCGTAAGGTGGCGGAGGACCTTCGTCACGCTGCATAAGCAACGTGTCAAAGATAAACCGAGCCTTCTTTTTCGGTTGTCTCGGCTTCAAGAACAGAGGCAAAGACGAGGCGGGGGACACCCAAGACCTCACCAAAGCTGTTCGAAAGTCGGGCTGCGGACGCGATCGGATGGCACTGAGTCGAAGAACATAAAGAATCTTCGAACGTCGGTGCCACTCCCGGAAGTGTAGAGAGAACTTCCAGGCAGCGGTCTCACGATCGTTAGCCAAGAGAACTTCAGGGGAACAGTCCTCCTCCAATTTGACTGTTGTGAGCTCCCGCGGTACACAATTGTGACCGACAGGCGGAGCAGGAGGACTGTACTCAACGAGGCAGGAATCCAGACGAAAGAGGACAGAAAGGCGGTGGGCCAGGCGACCGCGGAATCCGAGCTCTAAAAGAGTCAATCGAGTTGACCTCAAGAGTGGAAGAAACCGCTTAAACCAGACCATTCCAGCACGAAAGCGAACGTTGCTGGAAACCCCTTTTAGCCAGTCCTCAAAACCGGCAGCGAGAGAATTGACGTGTTCAACGGACCGAAGACGACCGAAACGCAAGGTAGGAATCACCCGAAGGTGAACTCCGCGCCAGCGCAACAAGGTCGAATTCAGCGTCCCGAACCCAGCGTCAACACTTGTCTTGGTCTTCTCGACCTCGAGACCGAGGCGGCCGACGACGTTCATCCAGTCATCCGAGAAACCCTTCTCAGACTGGAACAGAATATCGTCGCCATTGATCAGACATGGGACTTTCTCACAATCCCGAAGAGGCATGGAACGGCTAAAAGCGTACAAAAACGCAAGCCGGTTCTGAATGCACAACAACGGGAAAGAGAGATAAGAGCCCATCATCTGGCCACGAGAAGGTCGCAGTCCACTTATACCCATGTCTTCTCGAAACAGACTGGGGCGGAGCGCACGCAGGGCGTACTCCTTCAAGTGGGCGGGCAC